TTTATAGTAATCTGAATGAGTTGAGAGTAGCGATACGAAATTCAAGAGCGAAGCATTCGCTCTACTAAGATACTTTACAAATGAACATTAACGACGAGCAATACCCTTTTTACCGTACATGGTATCTGTATGCTCTTTTATAACTTCACTGAGTATTAATCTTTCTTCGTGAGTCATGTTCCAAATTTCTGATGGGCTGATATTACCCCAAACACTCAACATGGATACTTCTTTTATAACGGCTCTTGATTCATTTTCAATGCCCTCGATGAAACGTCTAATCTTGTTTCTATCGAGACCCAGACTCAAGAGCCGACGTTGAAAAAACTTGTGGGATCAAACAGCATGTCAGTTGTAAACTTGTTTTTACAATGGTCACATGTGACTTCTAATGTACGAGTGATACCAAACTTGCCAAAGGCTTTGATTTCTTCATCTAAGCGTTCGTTACTGGCACGATCCAAGTTTTTAATCCATTCGTGAATGTGATTGAAGTTTGTTACTTCGTTGCCATCTGGTAGTGTTACAGAAATAATGCTGGCTGCAAGAATGTCTTGGCTCAACACTACTAACTGATCGTAACCGCGATTTGCAATGTCTGCCTTTTGTTCTATTGTAGAATTTTCATTTGCTTCTGCACCTTGCAATGATCGCATGGTGTTAAACTGTACACGAAGCAGACGACTTTGTGCTTCAAGTGTGTAAGGTCGTAACCTAACAACAACTTCATTAGCCAAAGTAACAGTTCCCATGGTTTCAGGAATGGCTTTTAACGTTGACAATACACTACCTAAACCAACAGTGACTCTTTGCGACTTGCCTTCGCTTTCTTCGCAACCATGCATGACATCAATTTCCATGTCATCGCCATAGCTGGTCATACGCATGGCAACTAAAATAGCATCAATATCTGGTGCTGGAATTTCACTAACATCTTTAATGTCGGGGCAAACTGATGCAATCACTTGTTTAAGTGCTTCGCCGTTTAACAGCGCATCAGGATTTTTAAGAGCCAACTCGTCTTTGGCAGTCATTGGGTATACTGCAAGTTCGTTTGTATCACTTAACTTTGGTGTTAGCTTGTAGTACCGGCCGCCGCTGGGCAATTCAATATATGTACCGGGTTTTCGGTAATATTGTGACAGTGGGTTTGCTGCTGCCTGTTTGACAGGCTTGTTTAGAGGGTTTGAGTTATCCATGTAGTTAATCCTTAACGGTAAATAGGTGTAATAGAACCTATGTCATAAATGTATTTATGTGTAGTTTTAACGGCTAAAGGACCAAATGGGAACAGAAGATCAAGACCTAATACTGGCAATTAACAGGTTAACTCAGATGCTAGACGCAGTGTCAGACTCAGTCTTCGGCCGTGGCAGTTCCGGTGGAAGCAAAGGCAAAACTGGCGGCACTGGCGGTAAAAAAGCTGAATCAGCAAGCGATAAAGCATTTCGTGAAAAAATGGAAAAGGCAGAAAAGGCCCTGGGCATTTTCAGTAAAGAAACTGATAAAGCAACTGATGCACAAAAAGATTTGACCAAAGAGCAAGTAAAAGCAAAGTGGGCACAAGAACGAACGACAGAAGCCTTTAAGGATTTTGGCATGTCATTGACCGAAGCTGATGCCAATGTAAAAACTATGTTCAGCGGTCTAGGAAGAACATTAACAGGTACAGGTACAACATTTGGTCGAGTAGTAGGTGGATTTGCTACTGGTGTTGGATATGCACTAGGAGGCCTTCAAGAATTTGCCAAGGCTGCTGGAGACATGGGTGCGTTTGCTGACTTGGATAAGTTTAGTGTTGGATCAGTAACATCAATAAAATTAATGAGTGGCCTAGGCGGCGCATTCATGAAAGTAATTGAAGACAGTCAGGGCGGCTTCAAGGCATTTGGTGCCAACAGTCAAGAAGCCGCCGAAAATCTAAGCAACCTCAGTCGTGGTTTAAAGTACGGTAGTTCCTATTTAAACTCTACTATGCGTACTGCATTGGGTAAAGATTTAGTTAAAAGCGTTGACCGTGCAAGCAATGCGGCCGCAGCAATGGGCATGAGCGATGAAGAGCGTGCAAAACTATCCGGAGCAATTGCACGAGATGCTGCTTATGGAGCCAAAGACGAACAAGATGCACAGCAACGATATGTCAAGCAAATTGAAAATACATTGGTTAGTACCCGCAGCCTAAGTAACACATTTGGTACTAGTACTCGAGAACTTCAAGCAGCAATGCAGAAGTTTAGAGATACCACAGCTGGCAGATTTGCTGCTGCTACAGGAAATAAAGGAGCTGTAAAATTAGCTCCGTCAGTGGAAGCGTTTGGTGTCACATCTGATGCTGAATTGGGTTCTAGAATTGCCAAAGCACTTTCTGAAGGCGATGCTGGTGCGGCCAGGGGTGCTTTGGCACAAGCTGGTGGTAACGCATCACAGTTTAGAGCTCTAGATCTTCTTGAACAAGCAACACGCGGCACCCAAGGCGGCAATGATACTGATGCATTTAATAAAAATGTAAAAGCAATGTTGCCTGCTATGGAAGCATTGGGCATGGAAGGTGACAGATTAGCTGTCAACAATGCCGAGCTCGCTGCACCGCTTGCAAAATTACTTGACACTGCTAACAAAATAAAAACTGGTGGCAAAGACGAAGGTAAAGAAGCTCCTGGCACTTCAGAGATGAATAACATCAAGAGCATGAACAGTCTGACTGCTGCCCTTGAAAGTCTGCGAAATACTATCATTGGACTTACTGCTGGTATCGCTACACTAGTGGGTAGTTTTGGTGCACTGGCTGTATTTGGTGCTGCTGGAGGATTAATGAGTGGTGGCATGGGCAAAGTTGGGGACATGCTGGGCGGCTTATTAGGTAAAAAGACAACAGGCCCTGCTGCAGGATCATTATCAGGCTGGAAAGCTGGCCCAACTGCATCAGCAGGCGGTGGTGGCATAATGGACAAGCTAAGTGGTGCCGCAGGGAAGGGCATGGAAGGCTTTGGCGAAATGCTAGGCAAGCTGGGTGATAATAAAGTAGTCAAGGGCGCTGGCACTCTTGCATTGTTAGGCGCCGCGCTTGCGTTAACAGCCGTAGGATTAAAAACATTCAACGACGTTCAATGGACAAGTTTAGTAAAGGGAACAATAGCTTTAGGTGGTTTGATTGGCATGGCACGTCTAGTAGGAGAAGCAACGACTGGAATTATCAAAGGTGCCGCTGCAATTGCAATATTAGGTGCCGCAGTATTGATTTCGGCAGTGGGCTTTAAAACATTCAATGATGTAAATTGGGACAGCTTGGCCAAAGGAGCAATAGCAATTGCCGCGCTGGCTGCAACAACACAGTTACTAGGTAAAATGTCAGCTAACATAGCAATAGGTGCAGGAGCAATTGCATTGCTAGGCGCATCAATGTGGGTTGCAGGAAAAGGATTTCAGTCCTTTAATAAAGTAAATTGGAGTAGTATGGCAAAGGGTGCAGTTGCACTTGGTGTGCTTGCTGGCGCAATTTTTGGCCTAGGTGCAGTTATAATGTCGGGCGCTGGTGCAGTATTATTTGGCGCAGGTTTAATAGGAATGGCTGCACTTGGCGTAACTGCTGCTGGTCTTGGATTAGCCTTGGGCGTAGCCAGTGTTGGAATGAAACCCTTTGCCGAGTCACTAAAAACAATAGGCTCCATAAGTGGTAGTAATCTAATACTAATAGGTGCAGGCCTTGGTGCTGTTGCACTAGGCATGGCAGCATTCACTGCGGCAGCAATTGCGGCTTCGGCTGGTGGACTTGTATCAGGCCTACTTGGTTTATTTGGCCCAAAAAGCCCAATTGAACGTATGTTACAATTAGTGCCGTATGCTGAGAAGATCAGCATGATTGGCGAGGGCATGTCTAAGTTTGGTTCCAGCATTGGCTTGATCAATGATAATTTAAAATCATTAGATTTGGTAGCACTGGAAAATTTTAAAAATGCTCTAGTTGAAATCAGCAATATTGATCTTCCAAATTTAAATGGTTTATCCATTCCACAAATATCAACATCTGGTATGACTGGTACTCCACAACAGGGTACTGGACTAGCTGATGCATTAAGCGGCAACGCGGCAGTTACACCTGAAGTAATATCACAGGTTATGGCATATCTGTCCAGCATTGAAAACGATTTGGCTGCGATTCGCGGCAATACAAAACAATCTGGATATGACAGTCCGGTTAGACTATCATAAAAATTAAGGTAAGTAATACACTATGAGCGGTTGGAGAAAACACTTTAAAATTTGGGATCCGGAGGCTGAAAAGACCTCTACGGGCCAACGCGGCGGTGCATCAGCAACGTCTGCCAAGTTTGCTTCTTGGTTACAAGAAGTTTACACTGGGCAACCAAACCGTACTGATCGATATGTTCAGTACGATCAAATGGATATTGATAGTGAAGTTAATGCGGCATTAGACACCATTGCTGAATTTTGCACACAAGCTGATCCAGAATCAAACTTGCCATACCGTATTATGTGGAAAGAAGATCCAACTGAGAGCGAAAGCAAAGTTGTTAATGAAGCACTTAAAAAGTGGTGCGCTATTAACAAAATGGATCAAAAAGTGTTCCGTATGTTCCGCTCGGCGATCAAGTATGGCGATCACTTCTTTCTTCGTGATCCGGAAACATTTGAACTATACTGGGTAAACCCAGTTGATGTCAAACGTGCAGTTATCAACGAAGCAGAAGGTCGTGCAGTTGAGCAGTACATTATTTCTAATATTCACCCAAATCTTGCCAACAAAGTTGCAACGCAGCCAATTGACAATGTACAGACCATTGCTGGAGCCGCAGTTACAAATGCCGCTGGCCCATTTTCACAATCAAGTAACTATGCCAAACCTGGACAACAAGGCGGCGAAGTTGCAATTGATGCTAACGATGTAATTCATATCAGTTTAAACGAAGGTTTAGATGCCAGCTGGCCATTTGGCCCAAGTATTCTTGACAGCGTGTTTAAAGTGTACAAGCAAAAAGAAATGCTTGAAGACTCTGTTATTATCTATCGTGTACAACGTGCGCCAGAACGCCGTGTATTCTACATTGACACAGGCAACTTGCCAGCACACCAAGCTATGGCATTCGTTGAACGTGTTAAAAACGAAATTCACCAAAGACGTATTCCAACTCGTAACGGCGGAGCAAATGCAGTCGATGCAAGCTACAATCCATTAAGCATTATGGAAGACTTCTTCTTTGCTCAAACAGCAGACGGTCGTGGTTCTAAAGTTGAAACACTACCAGGCGGTACTGGTCTAGGCGAAATTGATGACTTGAAGTACTTCACAAACAAAATGCTTCGTGGTCTACGTATTCCCAGCAGCTACTTGCCAACCGGTCCTGATGATAGTGCGGCACAGTTTACTGATGGTCGTATGGGAACAGCATTGATTCAAGAGTATCGTTTCAATCGTTATTGCAGACGTTTACAAGGACTTATTGCTCCAATGATTGATAGAGAGTTTAAAGTCTTTATGAAGCAACGCGGCATTAACATTGACAGTTCTGAATTTGACATTGACTTTTTAGAACCACAAAACTTTAGCGACTATCGCGAAATTGAAGTAAACAATGCACGTTCCGCAGTGTTCACACAATTAAGTGAGATTCCTTATCTGAGTCATAGATTCAAGTTGAAGAAATTCCTAGGCTTAACAGAAGATGAAATCTTAGAAAATGAGCGCATGTGGAAAGAAGAAAACACAGGCGCTGATGCAATGGCCACTAGCGGTGATGAAGCCGCAGGGTTCGGAGCAACCGGTCTTAAAGGTCCCGGTGAAAGCGATTTAGATCTTGGTGTTGGTATAGAAGATCTAGAAGCTGAAGGCGGCGGAACTCCAGAACTTGGCGCCGAAGGTGCAGCAGCTGGTAGTGCAGTACCTACGCCAACCCCTCCGGCAGCGTAAGTTTCACTTTTTACTAAGTAAGAGTATGAGATTTAACGACCTATTAGAAATCGAAGATGAGATTGACGCAGAAGTTGATCCAGATGTGGCCTTCTATGGCGATATGCGAAGAAAGCGTTTAACGCTTGAGCACGTAAATCGTTTACGAAAGCTACGTGATCTACGAAAATACGAAGAGTCTCAACGCCTGGATTTAGTTAAAAAAATGTACGCCAGACCAGCTCCGGTCTAATACTAAATTACATTTTTATGACATCCAATTAGGAAAAACTCCTGTTTTTCTGCCATTTCCGCACCCATATACTACGTCATTAGTAAGTAGTTATTGGTACGGTGCATTCTAATAATGCACTTCCCCTTAGCGCAAGGAGAAATAAATGAGTAAATCAATCTTAGAGCAGGCACTAGCACATCTTTTGAATAAAGAAGAAGATCAGGCTGGCGCATTGTTACATGACTACTATGTAGGTATTGGCCGTAAAGTCTATGAGGACATTATGGCTGATGACATTAGCTTCGAAGACGAAGACACAACAGATTTAAGCGGTTCAATTGATGAAGTTGATGCTGACTTAACAGAAGAAGGCGACGATGAGTTTGCTCCAGAAATGGGCGACGAAGCTGACGCTGCTGGCGACTTAGCCGCAGAGTTAGGTGACCAAGAAGGCGAAGCAGTTGATGCTGACGCTGGTGACGTTGCAGATGCTATGATGGATGTTGAATCCGCATTAGCAAAATTAAAAGCAGAATTTGAAGAAATGGTTTCTGGTGCCGGTGATGAAATGGGCGCAGAAGAAGAAATGGGCGATATGGAAGCTGAAGAAGAAATGCCAGAAAGCATTGGCGAATCAGCAGAATTATCAGCAGTTTCTAAGCCAGACAACAGTGACAAAGCTGACCAAAAGCACAGCCCAGTTGCAGGCAAGAACCCAATCGGTGCTCGCCCAGCAGTTAAAATTGGTGCAAGTTCAGTAAGTGGTGTAGCAAGCGGTACAACTCCAGCCAGTGCTCCAAAAGCACAGGACATGGGCGGTACAACTAAGCCTAACCTCAGCAAAGTTTCAACTAAGGCTTAACCCATCATGAACATACAGCCACTACGCGAACATTTAAGTTTTGATCAGGCCAATTTGGTTATTGAGTCAAAAGAGTCAGCCAGTGGCGGTAAAGATCTCTACATGAAGGGAATTTTTATTCAAGGCGGTAAAGAAAACCATAACGGTCGTACTTACGGTGTTAATGAAATTTCTCGTGCTGTAGAGAGCATAAAGTCTAGACTAGAACAAGGTTATTCCGTATTAGGTGAAGCAGACCATCCAGATGATCTCCAAGTAAACATTGACCGAGTAAGTCATATGATTACTGAGATGTGGATGGAAGGCGAAAATGGGTTTGGCAAATTAAAGCTAATCCCAACACCAATGGGTAACATTATTAAAACATTACTTGAAAGTGGTGTTAAGTTAGGTGTTAGCAGCCGCGGTAGCGGTAATGTTACAGAATCGGGCGCTGTTAGCGACTTTGAGATTGTAACAGTTGACGTTGTAGCACAACCTAGTGCTCCAGATGCCTACCCTACAGCAATTTACGAACGAGTAATGGGCAGTCGTAGACGTGCCGCTCTGATGGACGTGGCCTATGCGGCGACCTACGATAGGTCCGCACAAAAGCATCTCGAATCCGAGATGCGTAGATTCATTCAGAATCTGAAATAAGTCTGAGGAAAAAACATGACACAATTTACAGAAATGTTAGGTTCAGTAGTTTTATCCGAAGAGGTGCGTGAGAATATCAACGCCGCTTGGGACAAACACTTATCCGAAAGCCGTGAGTCAGTTACAGCTGAGTTACGCGAAGAATTTGCTGGTCGTTATGAACACGACAAAGGCCAGCTAATTGAAGCAATGGACAAGCTAATGCAAGATACAATCTCTGCAGGCGCTACCGAATTAAAAACTTTACGTGAAGAAGCAACTGCTCAACGTGTAAAGTATGCAGCTAAGATTAGCGAAGATGCAAAGTTGTTACAGAAATTTGTAATGGAAACATTGGCAAAAGAAGTAGCAGAATTGAAAACCGATCGCAAATCACAAAAAGATGCAGTTGGCCAATTAGAAGAATTTGCATTACGCAAGTTAACTTCTGAACTAAGCGAATTGCACGAAGATCACAAACAATTAGTTGACGCTCGCGTTAAACTAGTTGCAGAAGGTCGCAAAGCTATTGCAGAAGCTCGTGGCACTTTCATCAAGAAAGCAAGCGAGAAAATCAATACAATGGTTGCTGAATCTTTCAAGAAAGAAGTAACACAATTAAAAGAAGACATCCGTACAGCCAAAGAAAATAACTTTGGTCGTAAGATTATGGAAGCCTTCGCTGCGGAGT